TTAGCCATTTTTTGTGCATGCAACATTGCAGCATCTGACTCGAGCATTTTACGCTGCTGTCTGTTTTTCATTATATGTGTGCCAGCGCCAATTGCTAATTTGACTACGTCAAGTATCATATGATTATGTGATGATTGCTAGTATTAGAACTACAATTACTGCACCAACAATGATAGTGACCTTCTTATGGTCTGTCCAGTAGTGCATAATTTTTTCTTTTATTGATTCGATCATGATCGTCTCCTCTTTTTGTTTACGCCTGCTTCGCTAAGCGCGATAGCTATGGCTTGTTTTCTATTTTTAACCTTTTTCTTAGATTTGCCAATATTTAATTTACCTTTTTTATACTCACGCATTACCTTACTGACTTTCTTTTGTTTTTTATCAGTTGTTTTTGGTAATTGAGCTCTAGATATGGCCATTAAAAAGTTTTCTTTAAATTAAAAAACTTGTAATCATCAGGTGATGTCATTCCTGGACCAAAAACCGCATCGTCCATTACACCTGCTTCAAAACTTAAACCAGGCATAAGACTATCTAAACTTGAACCAAGTGTATAATTATATCTTGGATTATCGTTTCCTAATATTTCAGCTCTTAAAAAAGAATCTGCGTCTGATAATTGATACATTTGTTGATTATCACCCATGTTCATACTTAAAGAATTCATAAGTTCTGTAATATCATTTGTTAAAGAACCGCCGTTATCTAAACCAACACGACCGCCTTGATTAAAACCATATGTTGCTGACATACCTACTTGTCCACTCATAGGATTATAACCCATTCCAAAAGTCCCTTGATCGTCTTGTCCAAAAGTATTTCCAAAACCTAAACCTAGATCAGCACCAATTCCCATAGTTCCCATATTTGTATTTATACCAAGACCAGTTCCAAGAGGTCCAAGATCAGTTGTCATTCCCATTTCATTAGGAGCTGGTCCAAACTCTTGACTGTCAGGTATGCCATTAGCATTAACATCAGTATCTTCACCATACATTGGGCCATAAAAAGATGACATGTCCACCATGGGATTAAATGCAGGAGTAGTTTCAGCTTCTTCAACTCCACTTAGGGCTGGTCTTGGTCCACCGCCATCATCATTTGGACCAGGACCGGGGTTATATCCTCCACCACCTTGATTACCTTGTGGTCCCATTGCTGCACCACCTGCGCCGGCTGGGCCGTAACCAGATGAACTTGACACCATTCCGCTACTTCTCATACTTCTCATACCTTTATCTTGATCCATACCTCCACCTTGAAGACCTACACGGCCACCTTGGTTCATGCCTTGTTGAACTATGCTACCCATTGGACTGTCTCCCAAAGTGTATCCTAAAGCGTCTAAATAATTAATTGTTTCTGTTGGCAAGTTAGTCATCATGGGGTCTGCGTCTATATTTCCAACACCATAGTTATAAGCAGCCAAAGCTCTTTGTATGTCAGGGTACACTTGGGGTTGTCCCATTGTATAACCTTCGTCAGTGTAATAATCTAATAAACCAGATAGATAATTAGATCCAAAATTTACATTTTGTAATGGATCTCTTGCTTGTTCCATAGTTATTGGGTCAAGACCAAAACCAGGGTCTCTTGAAAAAGTTCCTGGCATTAGCTGCATTGGACCAATAGCTCCTGCAGATGAATCAGGGCCATATAAATTATAGCTACTTTCTTGTCCTATAACATCAAGAGCTAAATTAATAAACTCTTTTTCGCTCATACGTTTTGGAACGTTAATATCTCCTTTTTCTATTGCATCTTTTATATTTCTTTCAAAGAAATCTCTTTTTCCAATAATAGGAAATCTTTCAGGAAGAATAGCGTCACCTAATTGTTTTATTTGATTAGTTATTCCTTCATTGGTTAAAAAATTTTCATAAAATTGTTCTCCTTTAGGAGTAAGGGCTTCGTCCCCTCCTAAAAACTCAATAATATCTGGAATGTTAGGATTATTTTGATCAAGAAGTTCTTGGGGAATAAAAAAATCTTGGTCTACGTCGCTTGGCGACGGTCTAAGAAAAAGATCTCCCGTTGGAGTTTGATCTAAATTGGTAATCATTTGATCTTTAATTTCTTCATTTCCAATTTCAGCAAGTTGTCTATTGATTATGTTAGAAGCAGGACTAGTTGTTTGCATTCCAGGAATATAAAAATCTTGATCTACATTACCTACAGGTTTTACAATTCCTAGTTGATCAAGAGGAACACCGCCGTAACCAATGTCTTCAATTAATTCTTGTGGTCCCCTGCCGTCTATTGCGGCAACAACAGGATCTATAACACCTTCTGTAAATTGTTCGGTAAAACCAGGTCCCTCTTCTAGTCCGTA